TGCACCAACGTTAGCACCTTGCAACGCTTGACGCGCATTATCGAGCAATGTGTATGCGTCGCTGTGTTTGTTCGCGTCTGGGTAAAGAAGAATCACGCTCAATTTCACATCACGAATTTGATTTTGTCCGCCTAACCCATTTGGCTTAGTAAAGCGCGAGCCTTGATATTGCACATAAAAGCCGCCCCGTGGCATTTTGCTAACCAGTACCGCATCGTCACCGCTTGGCATTACTGCAATCGTGACTGATGGCATAGCTGCTTTCAACAAACTAACAATGTTTTGCTCTAGTGTTAGCATCTGGTTCATGAGCGAGTCGCCTTATTGATTGCTTTATTTATCGTCGCTTCGATACTTAGACGATAAGAAACAGGTAACTTGCCGTCTTCTGGTAAGATTGGGCGAGCGGGAATGGTTACTTTTTTGGCATAAATGAAGCCACCGCTGCCGCCTTTAAACTTTAAGGCTTTAGCACCATAACGCTTACCGATACTGTTTGTGCCTGGGTTGTTCGGTTTAGCTGTAATAACCATGCCTTTCTGATGAATGGGGGCATAGGAAACAGGCGTGCCAACAATTACCTTGTCGCCTTCTACTTTTGCCACAAAGCTTGCCGATAAAGTCCCTATATCACGCAAAGGTTGTCCATTCCTGAATGCTAGTTTTTTCCATGCGTTTCCGTATGGGTCACGCCCATGCTTAAACTGGTCGGAAATAACGCCCTCAACTAAATCGTTACCGATATTACGCAACAGGCGCTTTGATGATAAAGCATTGCCTAGCGCATTCAGTTTTCGCTCAAGTTCGCGGGAATTAATAGCAATATTTATCATAACGGTGTCCAGTCCTGCCCGATACTGGCAGGGTTTAACGGTAAATAAGGGTCATGCTGTTGCTTAAACTTATCGGTGTTATAGCGCAATGTACGCGGTGTGCTTGCCATGCTTGACGTTTGCGCTGTTGCCGTAACGCCGAATTGCTCAGGGGTAAAATTCGCAGACTTTAAGAAACGCATAGCCGCATCATATCCTGCTTGAACTTGGTCGCTCATTGATAAGGATGAGCTAATCCATAGCCAATATCTAGCGATATGCAACGCCTTATCTGTTATCGCACTGGGGTAAATAACCGCAAAGCGATAAAAGGAAAAGCGTGAACCCAAAACCCCATCAACCTCCTGCGTAGCTTCATCACAAGCCAATTGCAAGAGTGTGCTATTAATGCTAAGCCCGCCCGTTAATTGGGCAAGCTCGGCATTGTCAAAGCGATTGAGTAGGTCTTGGGCGTTAATCACACTAATAAACTCATGCAGTCATTTTAATAACAGCATCTGGGCGAGTAACCAAGTGCAATGGGTTAGATTGTGCTTCTAACAAAATGCCGCGGTTACGTTCCATTTCAAACGCTTTTGCGTACATAGGCAAGCCCATAGTGCCAACGGTTTCCATGTAGTCCGCAGGTGCAAAATAAGACACAAACAAGTCCGCAACACCTTCTGGACACAAATAAGCTTCATTATCGGCAATGTAGCCACCGCGGTAACGAATGAACTCAACGCCACCAAACACGAATGATTGAGTTGTGTCACCACGTACAGCGGCTGCATCTTGTGAATAAATGTATGTTTTGGTAATTGAATCGTTGGCAATCAATGAAGCCCAGAAAGACTTGCCGCAAAATACTTTGTATCCTGTTGGTGCAGCGTTACCAAGCGCATCTTCTGCCTTTGTGATAGCAGTTAGAATTTGACTGCGCACATCAGTTGCTGTTGCAAAACCTGTAATAACTTTTTGCGTCAAACCAAATTCAGCAAATAGATTGATTAATGGCGTTCCGTCTGCATCCAGCACGATACCCTGTAAAGCAGTTGCGCGTTGGTGCTCGTGTGTCATTTCGATTTGATTGCGTAGACGAGCAACCGCACGGTCACGAACCAGCGTAATCGTGTCCATTGAGCTATTGCCGAATGAACGGCGGTTCTGTAATGAATCGGCAAGGATAGGTTCCTCTGTTGCAATACGTGGCGCTTCAAAAGTTTTACGTGTGCGTTTTTCTTGAGAGACTGTGCTTGGTGATGTACCGCGTGCCGATGTTTGCACTAAACCCAAAACACCTTCTAACAGTTCAATTGTTGCTGTAGTAGTGGTTACGCCTGATTCAGAAAACAAACCCGCCTTAGCAATACCGTTAGGAACATAAGGCGCTTTATAAATAGCTGCCGTTAATTCTGACAGGCTAAAACCATCAGTATTAATAATATCGTTAATCAACATGGTTATACACCTCGTACAATAATAAAGTTAGACGCTAACGACGTGATCGCCGCTGTTTTCTGTGCTGCTGTAATGCCTGTAGCAAAAGTTAGTTTAAGGGCGTTCACTTCCGCTTCGCGCACAATCGCTAACGCTGTTTGTGGGGCATTCGTTGCGTCCGTGTCGTAACCTAGCACTGCAACAGCCGCTTGCTCGCCAGTCGTTGCCGCTGGATTATGCGCGACGTATTGACCGCTTGCTGTGACTTTACCTAATACCGTACCAGCTACTAACTTGCCAGCACCAATAACAACCGATTCACGGCTAATCGTGCCATCGCCTTCGGACAATAAAAACGCTAAAGCGCGTGGGTTTTCAACTTGTGTTGCTGTGCGCATGATTATTATGCTCCTTGGTTGTAACGGTTAACGCCATAAACCTTGCTTGGATCAAAGGCAGGTTTTTCGGCTGGTTGTGTGGTTGCTGCAAACAAAGCGGCATTAGCTTTAGGCTTTAACGCTTGCATATCAGCAGATACGACTGAAAAAGCCGCGCTATCCATGCTTAAATAGGGCTTAATAGCATCCTCGGTTGCTTCTTTACCGATAGCTGCGAACAAGGCTTTCACTTCGTTGGTGCGTGCTTCTAGTTTCTTAGCTGCAAATTCGGCTTTTAGTGTTGATAATTCCACATTGGTAGCCTCAAGCTGCGCTTTTGTAGCCTCAATCTGTGCTTTTAATGTGGCGTTTTCTTCTTGCAAGGCTTTTACTTCCATGCGGTTATCCTCTTTTTGGGTTGGGTTACGTGAAAAAATCGCTAAAGATGTTGCACTATCAGCACCCAAAGCAACAACAGACACCTCGCGGAGTACGGCGTTGCGAATAATGGTGGCTGGATATTCGACCGTTAAGCCGTTGACCACGTCGCTTTGACCTTCGATTAACTCCTGTTGCTGATAATCGTACAAACCAACAGACATCTGCCAACTTATACCTGCTTGCGCTTTTTGGCATACCAGTTGAGCATCATCATCAATGGCGCTAACCAGCAAACCGCTAACCAACACTTTGCCGTCTACCTTGGATGCCGTGGCAGTACCAATAACGCGGCTTGTGTCGTGTTCTAGTAATAGCTGCAAGCTGGGTTCAATCGTCATGCTGTCGATATCGATAATGACGTTAGATAACCAGCCGTGGTTTTCAATCATCGCGCCCGTGTACGCCACGCCTGAAAAAGCGCGGTTCGTGGTGCAGTCTGTTGATTCTGGCGTTAAAGCCGCTGATAGATAAATAGGTTTATTCATAGCTATCAGCTTAACGCGCAAGGATTGTGCAGTCTTTTAACCGATGTTAAAAATTGATTGGACGAGATTAAGGGCTTCATTCTGCCTGATCATTAAGCTTTTCCCCCATCTGTACTAATAACGAATATGCCGCCACATCGCTAGGCTTTACCTGCTCTCGTTTTTGCTCGACAGCTTGTTTAACACCACTAAGCCTATCTTTGCCACCGTTATAATCCCAACCTACATCGGGCTTGGCATTTGCGGGAACGTTTAGCGTTGAGCCGCCTTTCTTTTCGGCTTGCTCTACACTTAGGCTGCGAACGTGGCAACGGCAACGGTAGCCATTCGGCGGATAATGGGTCTCCCAAAAAGGGGCATCTATCGGCTTGATGATATTGTCCATTGCTCGATGCGACGGACGTGTTCGGCTATCGTTAATCGCATCGTACATAAGATATGGGCGCGAGTCCTTAAAATCCTGTTGCGCTGCGTATCGACCCGCGTTGTATGCGCCCTGAATGTTTGTTCTAAAAATATTGTCCAGTCTGCTTTTTGGCAAGTCGATGGGGATAATGCCGTCTTTAACGTCGTTTACAAAGTTATTAAACGGCTTGCCTTGCGATAAATAATCATCTAGCGCGGCTTTAACTGCTTCTAGTTGGTCAATACTCGCAAGCCCAGCCACACTAAACGCCTGTGCTCGCGCAATACCAATGCGGTTGCCATAATATTCACCAGGCAAGACAACTTCGCGCTGTTTCGCCCATGCGATGGCTTCATCAAATGTTAACGAACGATTAAGCCATTCGCTCATATTTTCTGCTCCGCTTCTGCTACATAGCCCAATACATCAGCGGCAAAAATAGCTTGCTCCACTACCTGTTGAAAGTTAGGATCGCGCTCATTTAGCAGGGTTGATAGTCGCTCCTCTAAATCTTCAGGGTTCTTCGCTGACAATATCGCGTTGCGGATTAAGCTTGGGTCAATTGGGCTTGCAGTTTTCGCTAGTGCATCATCTGCAATACCTTCGAGCGCTGTTTGTACAGGCGTGAAAGGGCTTTGTTTTGCGCTAAAGTTTGCAGATAATTTTGCAGATTTATCACCAGTTGGTTTCGGTAATGTGGCATCAATGTCGCCTTGTTGAAAATCATAAGCACGTAGGAAGTATTGTTCGGTTAGTTTTACGCCCTGTGCCATGAGTTTAGCGTCACGGTCTGCGCGTTTTTCTTCTAACCCTGTATCGTCGCGCATTGCAAAAACAGGTTGCTCCCCTGCTGGCAAAGTGCATAAATCAATTAGCGCGGTTATCAGCTTATTGGCTGCCTGTTCCACTTTTTCAATGTCCGCATTGCGTCGGTCTTCTAGGACTCGCTCGTGTACCTCCGCCGCTGCAAGGCTACCACCCGATACTTCACTGGTTAAGTTTTGACCCAAAATTAGCCGCTGAAAGCGTTTGCGCAATACGGTTTCTATGCGCTCAAATTCCCCTACACCATTAGCGATAATGGCTTCAACTGATTCATCCTTGCCGACTGCAATTGCAGAATCTAAGCCCATTTGCGTGACGCTGCTAATAAAGTCCGCTGGGTTTGATACCTTGCCCAATAGCACGGGGTCGGCAAAGCGTTCTAGGTAGCGCATCCAATAACGCCACACATCAGTTCTGAATCGCCACGCCCAATATGCTCGCGCTAATAATGGATCTCCTTTAGGTTCATCAATGCTGGCATTATGGGTAATCACAATAAATTTATGTTGTGTGTCGATAGGTATCGAGCTGTTTTCTACATTGACCCACTGACCGTTACTATCGATATCAAACCATTCAAATGGCAAGTTACGCACGTCTTTTAAGACAATGCCTTTATTGCCCTCCTCCCACACTAATTCGATAACAGCATAGCCGTATAGCGTGGCATTAATGGCAGCATGGACGATGGTTTTAACATGCGGATTAATGATGTCGGTAATCGCTTGAGATAAGTCATTCTCTGACGGTTCTAACTGCCACGGTGTAGCTTCCACGGCAGCGCGTCGGGTTTCGATTGCGGTGTAAATCTCATCATCAAGGGTTAGTTTGCGTAAGTCTTTTCTGGTTGTTACACCAATTCGGCGCAATTCAAATTCAATTTGAGAGCCTGTTGCGCGATTTACGCTGTTAAAGATGCTATCAGCCACCTTTGTTGCACTAATTCGGCTGGCGGTTGCAGGTTCTGGTTGTTTTTTTGCAAATAATGCGCGGAGTAGTTTCATTGGTATTCCTTAAATTAGTTTCTGTTGATTTTGTGCGAAAGCTTTATCACGAGCGGCTTTCAGGATTCGATAAATATGTTGAATAGATGTCCCGTACTCGCGGCGCAATTCCTCGTGGTTACGCCCATTGAATTTTTTCCATATCTCTTCTTTTATCTCATCGGCTTCATATTTCGAGCCTTTGTTGATGTAAATCAATGAGCCGCCCATATTGGTGCGAATATACTCCAGCATCTTGCAAGCAGCTGTTATTGCCTGCTCGTCACCAAAGCCTTGCTGGGCAAAGCCATCGGCAAATAAAATGCCCATTTCGATAAGTT